ATAGGAGAAGCATGAAACTGACTTACAAGGGAACAGATGAACGCGTGTTGCCAACGCTTGGTATCACGGTCAAACCAGGTGACGAAATTGACGCGCCTGAAGGTTTTAGCCACCCTGATTTTGTAGCAGGTGGCGCGGCAAAACCAGTAATACAAACACCAACAATCAAACAGTCTGCCGCGTCAGACACGAAAGCAGGAGAGTGACTAAATGGCTGTACAAAATAGCGTACGCAGTTTTATAGGAATTGCTAAAGAAGTAACAAAGGGAACAGTTGTCGCCCCAACGGACTTTATCCCAGTTATGGGAGAAAGCGTCAAGCCCGTAGATATTATTGACCCGCTCTACGACACAGGCCTACGCGGTTCTCTAGTTCAGAATTACAATTACATTCAAGGCCGCACCCGTTCTACTTTTGATTATTCAAGCGCAGCGTTTGCGGACACACTTGGATATGCGCTCGCAGGCGTTATGGGCTCGGTTGCTACAACAGGAGCATCAGCGCCTTTCACCCACACCATCTCGTTGAAAAATGATTTCACGGCGGCGGCTGACGCTCAACCAATCTCTTATACTCTGACCGATTTTTACGCGGCAGATACTCGTTCATACCCAGGTTGCCAGTTCAGCGACTTCTCTTTGAAGTTCAACGCTGACGGCTTGCTTGAGTACGATACAAAGGCAACAGGATTTGCGTCATCTTCAGTCGCAGACCCAACGCCAACTTTTAGCACCGTGCTTCCGACCCCTGTCTGGAAAGGCACAGTTTCAATCGGCGGCGGTAGCGTGACTAACGCGATGACCGGAAATATTGACCTGAAGCGACCAGTCACTCCAATTTATGGAATTAGCGGCACGCAAAACCCGTTCAGCGTGTTTCTTGGCGCTCTTGAAGTCACTGGCAAAATCACTTTCATTATGGAGAACGACACTGAATTGACTCGTTTCCTTAACAACACTCAGCCAGCGATTGTCTTGAATTGGCAACAAGGAGCAGGCGCTACCTTGACTCAAATCGAAGCAACAATTACTAAAGGCGCTTACACCGCCGCAGTTATTGAGCGCGGACAAGATTTTGTTCAAGTTTCTATTGACTTGAACGGACAAGGCAATACAACTAACGCTGGTTCAACAGGCGGTTTAGCCCCAATCAAATGGGTCTTACAGAACGCAAAGCCAGCAGCAACTTACGTCTAACATCTAGCCTCAGAACAGAGGCGGTCAGGTTGAGTAGAGCACCTTCCCTCTGCTCCCGCGCCTCTGTTCCTCTAGTGTTATGATTATCTGGAAGGACAAAACTAACAGGAGGGCTCAATGTCTAAGAAAGTTACACTGCCGACAGGCGCAACCGCAACACTAAAAGACCCAAAAAATCTAAAAGTCAAAGACCGCAAGCGTGTTATGCGAAGCGCTGAAGCAGAGGGCGGCGACCTAAGCCGCGCGATGGCTCTTACTGACGCACTGATAGCGATGTTAGTAGAGGACTGGTCTTTTGATTTACTTATTCCAGCCGTAAAACTAGAAACACTTGACGAATTAGACATGAAAGATTACGACTTTTTAATTGAACAAACTAAAGAAGCGCAAAAGGTTCTGTTTCCCTCGCTGGCTGAAACGCCTGAGAATGAGGCAGACCCAAAAGCGATTACCGCAAACTCCAACGACTAAAGTGGTTGTTGGAAGGCGGGTCACGGCACGATGACTTTGAGTATCCTGATGAACACTGGGTTTATTATCAGATGGCAGACCGCTTTGGTTGGACACCTGAGCAGGTAGATAATTTACCCGCCGCGCAAGCGGACTGGCTATTGGCTATTGCGGCGACTATTGAAAAGGTCAAAGCAGATTGGATTAAAGAATGAGTGGCGCGATAGTAGTCAAAAATCTTAAAGAGGTTTTGGCTGCTATTGACGCAACTGAGGAAGCGATAGGTAGAGCCGCGCAAATCGGTATCGCCCAAGCAGGTTTAGCAATTCAACGAAAAGCGCAACAAAACGCAAACACCGGAACTCACCCGCGCGGGCAAGGTCACTTATCAGGAACAGGGCCAGGGCCTAATGTCGTGACCGGCGCTTTGAGGCGTTCTATCAAAACAACAGTTCTAAAAGGTTTTGGCGATAAGTATGTCGCAACAGTAGGGCCAAGCGTTGAATACGCAAGAGCGGTTGAATTAGGCTCACCGCGTTGGAAATCAGGGGTAAAATACCCTTACCTAGAACCAGCCGCATTGGAACTTATCCGAAACGGAACCGTTCAGCGTATTTTCATCGGAGCAGTCAAAGCAAGATTGAGGGGTTGATATGGCAACAGACCTAGAAACCCTACGAATACGCCTTGAAGCAGATATCAATGACCTAAAAACTGGCCTTGCGCAAGCCCAAAGTAGTATCAAAGGCGTAGATGACAGTATAAAAACCGCAGACAGCGGCATGAAAAAAATGACGGGAACGCTCAAGACATTAGCAGGAACACTTGGTGTTGCGTTTGCTGGCACTCAATTAGTTCAATTTGCTAAAGACTCGGTTATGGCTGCGAGCAACATGGAAGAGTCAGTCTCAAAAGTAAACATAGTCTTTGGTGAAGGCTCTGAAGAAGTTAGAAAGTTTGGCGAGAGCGCCGCAACAAATCTAGGTATAAGTAATCAAGCCGCGCTGGAAGCCGCCGGAACATACGGAAACCTTTTCCAAGCCTTTGGTTTGGGCCAAGGCCAAGCGCAAGAGATGTCTACTTCACTCGTTCAACTTGCCGCAGATATGGCGTCATTTAACAACACGAGTATTGATGACGCAATTCTTGCTTTGCGTTCCGGTCTATCGGGAGAAACAGAGCCGCTAAAGAAGTTTGGTGTTGCTTTAAGCGAGGTGCGATTAAAAACAGAAGCAATGAGTATGGGTCTTATCAAATCCACCTCTGACGCTCTCACCCCAGCCGCTAAAGCCCAAGCCTCTTACTCGTTGATTATGAAAGACACAGCACTCGCTCAGGGAGATTACGCGCGCACGGCTGACGGAACTGCTAACACGATGAAATCGTTGAAGGCAAAGATAGATGACGCAAAAGTTTCTTTGGGAGAAGCGCTGATGCCTGCTTTCCGCGCAATGTTAAAGATTTTAGAACTACTTGTGCCTTTGATAGACAAGTTTGGTAAGTTTCTAAAAGAGAACGCAGACGGGATAAAAATGCTTGCGATAATAGTCGGAAGCGCCACCGCCGCTTTTCTAATTTACAAAGGTATTTTAGTCACCGTAAAAGTAGCAACACAACTTTATACTGTTGCTACAACGCTCATGCGCGGGGCTACATTAGCCAGTATTGCTTCTACTAATGGCATGGCCGCTTCAATGCTTGCTTTGAACGCCGCTATGCGCGCAAACCCTATTGGCTTAATTATCACTGCGCTGGCACTGGTGGCCGCGGCTTTTGTTACTGCTTACAAAAAAAGCGAAACTTTCAGGGATATAGTAAACAAAGGCGTTTCCCTAATCTTAAAATGGTGGGCTTTACTGATTGAAGGCGTAGGTAAGTTCCTCAACCTGTTATCTAAAGTGCCTGGAATGGGGTGGGCTAAAGGAATTGCCGATGGGGCGCAAAAAGCGGCGGACAAACTAAAATTAATGTCTGACGCAATGACCAAAATTAGTCAGGCGGAAGCCAACCAACTAGCAGGAGTGCGCACACCTTACGCTGGCGATAAAGGCGGTAAGAAAGGCACGGGAACTACAGTAGACCCTAATGCGGCTAAGGAAGCAGCGGCAAAAGAAAAGCAAAAACTCAAGGACATTGAAACCAACCAGAAAAAACTAGGCAAACTTTATGAAGATGTTGAGAAGGTTAGAAAAGATGCGGCTAAGAAAACAGCAGACGCAGAGAAAGATTTATTGAAGGCTAACGCCAACGCTCAAAAGCGCTTCAAGGAACAAGAAGCAAATCTGTATAAGCGCAACGCAGAAGCAATTGCTAATGCCGAAAAAACACGGGATAAGGCTAAGACAAACGCGCAAGAAACTAACACCAAGGAATTGATAAAGATTGCGCAACAGTATCGCGAGCGCGTTGAAACAATAGAAAAACAATACACTGAGCGTAAAGAAAGTTTAGAGAAGCAAGCAAAAGAAAAACTAGCAACACTTGAGGAAAATTATCAGAAAAAGGTTTCAGACCTGCGCCAAAAAGCGGCTGAAAAAGCAGCGGACATTATTAAAAAAGGCGCAGAGAAACAAGCGGACATATTAGAAAAATCTATTGACCGCCTACGCTCTGCCTTTGCTTCAGGCGCAGGCTTCAGCATTACAGATATGTTTAAGAAAGAGGGGAGCGCTGGCGGCCTACTCGCTCAATTAAAAACCCAACTTCAGGGTGTTCAAAAACTCCAAGCCAATGCGGCTAAATTAGCAAGTAAAGGCTATTCACAAACCTTTATAGAGCAGGTAGTTAAGGCTGGCCCAGAAATCGGAAACCAGATGGCTGAAGCAATAGCCTCTGCTTCTCCTGAACAAACGGCTGAATTAAAGGCCCTATACGCCAACCTTGAACAATTAAGCAACGCGGGTCTTGACGCCTTAGCCGCTACTATGAACGCCGGCGGAAATCTAGCAACCGATGAATTACGCAAGGCTTACATAGAGGTCACGGCTGATGTTCAAGAGGCTTTGGCTAAAGTCAATACAGATTTACAAGCCTCGCTTACGACAGCGGCTGGCGAATACGCTAAAAATGTATCTGATGTAAATAAGACACTCCAAGAAGGATTAGCAAACGCCAAAAAGACTTATGACGAGGCTTTGTCTGAAGCGGCTAAGACTCGTGACGAGGCTATGGCTGAGTCAATTACTAAACTTTCAGAAGCGATAGCAGAGGCTGACGAAGCGTTCAAAGAAGCGTTAGAGGAAGCCAACAAAAATCTCGCTGAAGGATTAGCGGAAGCGCAAAAGGATTTGGCTGACGCTTTAATTGCTAATCAAGAAGCGTTTGAAGAAAAACTTGCGGAGATACATGCCGCAATGACGGAAAAACTAAATGACCTGAAGGCGCAAATACTTGCTACCCTTGCTTTACTTTCTCAATTAGGCGGCGGTGGCGGTGGTGGCGGTGGCGGCGGTGGCGGCGGTGGCGGTACTGCAACAAGTACTGGTGGAAATGGTGGTTCTGGTGTAGTTATTTTGCGTTATCCAGATACTAAAACAATTACTTTTGGAGCTGGTTTAACTGGAACAGAAAG